ATTGCTTAAGACCACCAGCATGACCGATGATGAAATTTCGGCTGAGGTTTCAAAGTCCTACCCGGACTGTAAGACTTGCAAGCCGTATGATGTCAAATATCGGCGCCGCAAGGTTGAGGCTGGTGCCCTCTAATGATTATCGAACTCATCGGTGTCCCTCGACGGATACGAAGGGGTAGGATACTTAATGCCGTTAAGTACTTTGCTGATGCTCTAATCAGTAAAAGGCTGCAATCGAACACGACCTTACGGATCGTGTTCTCTAAAAATTTATCAAAAAATGATGGATTGGATGCATGTTGCATGTGGGAGGATGATAATCTTCGCCCACGTGAATTTATGATTCAGATAGATAAAGATTTAACTGAGGAATCAATTTTTCTTTATCTTGCACATGAAATGGTACATCTAAAACAGTACCTTAAAGGTGAATTGGTCGATCTTCTAAGGTCACCGCAAAAGTGCAAATGGATGGGCAAAAGGATTGATGAAAATGCATATGATTACCATGATCTCCCATGGGAGATCGAAGCATATGAACTAGAAAAACCCTTATACGAAGGATTTATAAATGAGGAAACCAAACAAGGTACCTAAACAAAGAAATCCAATTGCAAGACAACTTGCTGCTGGTATTTTTAGAAAAAGAATAGTAGAAAACAAAAAACTATATACCAGAAAAGAAAAGAGGGACTGGAGAGAAATCTCCAAGTCCCTTTCTTAGTTTAGTCAGGATTATCAACCATGAGAACCTGTGCTCTTTTATCTATGGATTCCTCCGCAAGAAGAATTTTTCGGACATTTTGAAGGCGTTCTATAGCTTTACTTATAGTGGTTTGAACAACAGCATCGTTGGTACCATCTCTAAGATCAAGAAGAGCAGCTTCAAGATTACTATCAATAGAGTAATCTACCACAAAGACACCTTCCTCTTTTTCGACCGTTTCAAGTGGTGGAAAAAGAATATCCACTACTTTTTGAAGTTCACCTTCTCTCACCACAACGGTCTTTGGTTTTAGTAGACCGAACATATTATATACTCCTATCTATCGCGGTTTGCCTTTTTACCGACAGTATACTTTGACTCAAGAATCCAATTTTCTTTATCTTTATGAGAGATAATTTTTATCTGTGATATAGGTGCTTTGGGGTCGGTATAATTTTCAGGATTTACTATCGATATAAGCCCCCAATCACTTAACAATCCAGCGACTGCGTTTCTTCTGGCAAGATCATCCGTTGTAAAATCGGACTGTTTTCCATCCAAAAGAAACAGCTCTTTAAAATGGATGATATAATACTTGCCTCTTTTATGAAGTATATGGCATGACTGATAGAGCTTTTTTTCTTTCTTTGAAGCGACTCCTATTCGAGTAAGAGTCTCTTTAATCTTAAGAAAATCCTCTGGTTCAGCTAGTGTCACTTCTAGAAAGGATTCGATAAGTTCCATCGTGCAGCCTCATTTTGTTATTATTTCCTTTATTTATTTTTTACTATTTTTAGAGTCTGGATATATATATGTCTCTAAAAATTCTTTCTTTTGATCAGTAGTTAGAATAGACCAGAATTGCTTGGTTGCTTTCATATTATAATTTATGAGTTTACCAACTTCTTTTAGGATTTTAATCTCTTTCTTTTCCTGCTCAGTACGTTTAAGCCATCCATCTTTTTTCCATCGTTTACGTTTCTGCACAGAATGGTATAGATAATCGTGCTGCATTTTTTTATCAAGATGATAATTTAAATTTAAAAATTCACCTGCAACAAACGTATCTGGAAATATGGTCATAGCCCTATTAATTGTGTAGGGATCATATTCAGATGCTGTATCATCAGCATATAGATACTGTTTATTAAAATTAATATCGTTCACAAAATCAAAGACGTTAAACTTTCTTTCCGTTTCGATATGTGGAATAGATACTTTAACCTGACCAAAAAGAGTGGATAATGTATCCTCTCCCTTTGGTTCAGCTTGCTTAGTCTTTTTTACTACTGCCATTCTAGCCTCATCATCATTTCAACAAACATGGCAATCAAATTAATCTCGTGATCCGCGACGAACGCGGACTTGTATTGATAATCAGCAATAATTACAATCATCTCAGGAATAGATTTCCTTGAGACTACCTCCTGGGCAGCATCATATATAGACCTAAAAACGGTCATGGGTTCTTGGTCTGAATTATCATGAACCCACTTTCGCACCGCATCAAAGTCTTTACTCTTACACGCTTGAAGTACTTCTTTGACAGTTAGATCTTCAAAGTTAGTAAGAATACCAGAATCGATCGATCCAGTGGCGCTGTATCGTTGCAGTTCATTTAGCACTCGGCGCCAATCAGGAAAATGCTTTTGAATTACTGCTACTAAAACAGATCGATCATACTTAATTTTTTCTTCAGTAAGTACGTGTTCTGCACGCTTCATAAATTGTGAAGCGAGCTTGGCTCGACAATCCTTTGGAACTGTAAAATCAATTACTGAACAGCGAGAATGTAGAGGCTTGATAATCCTATTTTTATAGTTACAGGTCATAATAAATCCGCAATTCTTGGAAAATTCTTCCATAAAATTGCGGAGGGCTGGTTGAGTGGAATTTTGATTTAGATAATCTGCCTCGTCCAGAATTACATATTTTCGACCACCGGAAAGAGATACGGCAGAGGCAAAATTAAGAATATCATTACGTAGAGTATCAATGTTACCATTCATCGATCCATTGATAATAATATAATCACATTCAAGTTCCTCAAGCATTGCTCGAGCGACTGTGGTCTTTCCTACACCAGCAGGACCAGTAAGAAGAAGATTAGGGACATTTTTTTGATCTACAAATTGCTGAAATGTTGCTTTCAGTGAAGCAGGCAAAATAGTATCAGCAATGGTCTTTGGACGATAACGTTCTACCCAGAGAAACTGTTCTAGCATTTCACAATCCATCATAAAAAAAGGAGAGTTAACTCTCCTATTACTAGTAATTAAAAAGAGCTATTTTGCTCGATTGCAATCCAATAGGTCACATCAGTTCCGATAAACTGAGAAATACCCTTTGATGAAATTTTTACATCATAGTCACCATCGACAATTTTAATATTTTCTGAGCGAAAAATTGCTCGAAATTCTCGACCACTTTCACCGACCTCAATACTGTGTATATCAGCCGATGGATTCTTTGCATCAATTGCTTGTAGAAAAAGTTTAGATCCATCACCCACGATGGCAAGTTCTGGAAGACCTAAAATACCCATTGCTTTTATAACTGATTGAATATCGCCGTTGGTAATACGACATTCAACATCCACAGATGGTAGTTTGATATCCTTTTCTGGTGGAGCCTGAATTACTGTGGGATCACTATAATGATATGGAGTAGATTTTTTACCATCATAAATCCTTACAAGATCATTTCCAAAATCAAGATCAGGATTCTCAAATAGAGATAGTGTACTCAAAAAACGCGATAGGGCATAGATCGGAACAATTCTATCAAATGAATCCGAAATTTGCGCTTTAGCTAGAATAGTTTTATTAGGTGCAATTGTAGTAAGTGTGCTACCTGGTTTAATTACAATTGATGGATTAATTGTAGAAAAATTCTTAAGAATCATTAGTGCTTTAGGTGATAGTTTCACTTGAAATCTCCATGATTATGTGAGCATATTCATAATATAATATGGTTGAATATAAGTCAATCGCTATTATTTTACTTCTTTTTTAGCATTGCCATGTCAGCAGTTGCAGGTGCACCGATTTGTGCTAGATCAATTAGAGAGCCACCAAAGATATAGCTTCCAACGTGCTGAAGCTTCATCCATGGGCAATACCAAATCTTACCACCGATCTTTTGAAGGTAGTGACAGAACCAATAGTCTTCTGACAGATATCGCTTTGATACAGGTTCAATTTCCGCTTGAAAATACATCATGATCTCGCGAGTACCATCAAAATGTTCGGTACGAACATGATCTGGTTTATAACTATATTGAGGATATGCATCTCGGAATTTTTCAAATGTAGAACGACGAGTCATCATGAATCCCGTTCCTACCTCAGATACTTCTACCGGCTGATCGATGCGAATTTGTCCTGATCCAGCTTTTGGATTAAATACATAATCACCTACGTATTTCTCAAGAACATTTGGATCTTCATCTGCTACACCTTTATCAACGGCAAGCTTGATTTTTTCCCATGAAATACACTTTTTAGGATATGGTCCTGCAAGAACATCATATTCAGTATCATCAGATTGAAGCGCCAGCATTGCTAGAACATCCCTAGGATCAAATCCAATATCTGAATCGATGAACATCATGTGAGTACATCCGGATCGCATGAATTCATCAACGCAATAATTTCGAGCCCTAGTAATTAGAGATTCGTTGAATAAAAAATATGAACGAAGTTCAATTCCGTGATTAGTACAAAGAGCAGTCAAGTCTGCAACAGATTTTGCAAACAT